CGGGTCAAGGTCGCCGACTCGCTGCGGCTGATCGAAGAGACGCGCGACCCGAGCAAGGCCGGCGTGGCCGCTCGTCACGCCGCTGAGCGCACGACACGTCGCGCGGAACAACCCGATGTTCCACGCGGACCGGCAGGCGAGGAGGAAGAGGAAGCGCCAGCCGGGAACCTCAAGTTCCAGGAGGCCCGCGCGCGCCGCGAAACCGCGATGGCTGCGCAAGCCGAGCGCAATCTGGCGATCAGCATGGGCGAGCTCCTGAAGCGATCGGACGTCCGCTCGGCTGTCGCCGGCGCGATCGTCACGTTGCGCACGCGGCTCGAGCCCGTCGGCGAACTACTCGCGCCGCAGCTGGTGGGCCTGGACCAGCAGCGCATCGCCGCGGCGATCAACAGCGAGATGCACGGCGCGCTCGAGGAGCTCGCGCGCCAGTTCAACCAGATCGCGAAGGAAACTGGATGACGCGCCGCCCGCCACTGCCCGCAGATTCGCTCGCGAGGCGGTGGCAGGCATCCTCCAAAATCAGTCGACAGCGAGGCGCGCGATGACCGTCGCCGAAGCGTACGTCGCCGACACCATCGCGCGCGCGATCGCGCCGCGCAATCCGCTCAGCGTGTCGCAGTGGTCGGCGAGAGAAATCCGGCTCTCCGACAAGAGCAGCCCCGAGCCAGGCCAATGGAAGAATGAGCGCAACCCGCTGCTCGTCGAGCCGATGGATTGCATGTCGGCGAAGAGCATCGTGCGGGACGTTGTGCTCAAGTTCCCGATCCAGTTCGGCAAGAGCCAGATCGCGCAGAACGTCGTGGGTTACTCGATGTGCGAGAACCCCGGCCCGATTATGGTCGCGCTGCCGTCGGAAGCGCTGATGCTGAAGTGGGTCGCGCAGAAGCTCGACCCGATGATCGAGGAGACGGAGGCGGTGCAGCGCGCGCTCACCAGCCTCGCGAGCCGAGACGCGACCAACACACGCACGTTCAAGGATTTCGCCGGCGGCCAGCTCTACATGGAGCACGCAGGCACGCCGGGGCGCCTGAAGTCCACCAGCGTGAAGATCCTAGTCGTCGACGAACTCGACGAGTTCGTGGCAAACCTGCAGACCGGCGACGATCCGCTCGACATGCTCGACGGCCGCACGTCGGCCTACGAAGCGAGCTACCGGCGCCTGTACATCTCGACGCCAGGTCTCGTCGGCGTCAGCCGCATCGAGATCAAATGGCTGAAGAGCGATCAGCGCTGGTGGCACGTGCCGTGTCCGCACTGTCAGGCGCAGCAGCCGCTCGTGTGGGACGGGCTCAAGTGGAACGAAGGCGCGACCGCGTGCTGGTACGTCTGCCGCGATTGCGGAAGTGTGATCGACGAACGGCACAAGACGACGATGATTGCCGCCGGCGGCTGGGTTCCGCAGAACCCGGAAGCGAAGATCCGCGGCTACACCGCGAATTGCCTCTACTACCCGGTGAGGCTCGGGCCCGGCTGGCTTTCGCTCGTGCACATGTGGCTCGACGCGCAGAACGACAACGCGCGCATCAAGACTTTCGTCAACGAGCGTCGCGCGGAATGCTACGAGGATCCGTCGATGCGCGCGGTGCGGCACAACGTCATCGCCGATCGCGCGGAAGATTTTCGGCTGCGCACCGCGCCAAAGGGCGTGCTCGCAATCACCGCCGGCGTCGACACCCAGGACAACCGCCTGCCGGTGCAGATCATCGGCTGGGGCCGCGGCCGCGCCTGGTGGACCATCGATTACGTCGAGCTTCCAGGAGATCCTGCCGAAGAGAAAGCGTGGGTCGCGCTCATCGAGCTTCTCAACAAGCCGATTCAACATGAATCCGGAGCGCTGATGCGCGTGCTTGCCAGCTGCGTCGACCTCGGCGGTCATCGCACAGAAGCGGTGAAGAATTTCGTCCGCCAGCGCCGCATCGTGAGACCCATGGCGATCTTCGGCGCCGTGCCGAACAACGCGCCGATCCTGTCGAAGGGGAAGCCTGGCGACGTCACCTGGGGCGGCCGCACCGACCGCCGCGGCGTGATGATCTATCAAGTCGGCACCGTGGCGGCGAAGCACCACCTCTTCTCGCAGCTCGCGACCGACGCCGACAAGGACAGCGCCGAGCAGCGCGTCTGCCATTTCTCGAATGACCTTGGCCCGGAATATTTCGTCGGGCTCACGAGCGAGGTCTACGACCCGGCGAAGAATCGCTTCCGGAATCGCCGCGGCGCTCGCAACGAGCCGCTAGACACCTGGGTTTACGCCTATGCAGCGACTCATCACCCGGAGTTGCGCTTCCACCGTTACACGCGTGCCGATTGGGACGCGCGCGAAGCAAACCTCATGCAGTCCATCGCGCCGGCGAGCGCCGCGGCTGACCCAACAGCCGCGGCACCGGGCGCTGCTCGATCGATCGCCGACCTGGCGAAGGCCCTCAATGGCTGAACGTGCCCACCAGCTGCAGCAGCTCGCCGACCGACACGCACCGCGGCGCGCGAAAGTGATGTTCGTCCACATCGATTCGATGCTCCAGATCCTGAGCGGAAGGGCCCGGATCCGGAACTTACCGAGCGACGCCGAGATCGTGGCGGCGTCGCCAGTCGAGTTCAGCAACCAACGCGGCTTCGGGTTGCGGGTGCACAGCGCCTGCTACCCACCGGTCTCGTACTACGACCCACTTCCTGTGTTCAACGCTGTATTGGAGAAATGTTCATGAGCACCAGCCTCGGGGCGCTGGCCGAATCACTGAAGGTCGTCAGGAAAGCGCGGCGCGCCGGCGCGCACATCCGGTTGCTGGACTGGGCGGAGCATCGCGACGCGGCGCTCGAAGGCCTCGGCTGGCCGCCGTGCTCCACGATCGAACGGTTCCGGCGTGAAGGCGCCGGCGCGGGGCAGAGCACTGCGCCAGGGCAGTTCACGTCCGTGGAGCGCGCGGCGAATCGGCAAGCTCAGGTGCTGCAGATCGAGCGCCTGGTGCGCGACCTGCCTCACGAGTGGCAGGAAGTCGTCGCCGCCAAATACATCGCCGGCTTCAGTCAACGGATCGTTGCCGAGGTGCTTGGGCTCGAGCAAGCGCACGTCTGGTCGCGCGTCGCGGACGCGCAGGAGCGCATCGCTACCGCGCTGGCTGCTTTCAACACGCTGCCCATCGTGCCGATCCCGGCCGCGGAAGGAGGCGTCGCGTCGTAACGCTTGACTCTGATAATCAGAACAGGCACAGTTCAGCCACACTTGCGAGAGCTATCCCTCAGAGGCTCTCTCCCCGAAACCCCGCCCCGCGCGGGGTTTCGCGTTTCTGGCGTCCGCCAGAACCTCTCGCCGAAATCGCGCGGACCGTACCGGCAACCACATTGCCGGCAGGGTCCCGCTTTCTCGTGCCCGCAACGAGGTGAGCGTGTACTCGGTTCGCGTCGTTGGTGATGCTGCTCCGCATCTGACGGAGGCCGGCAAGAAAATCGATACGGCCATTGCGTTCGCGCTGACCAGCACGGCCAAAGAGGACGTGGTGCCTGCGCTCTACGCGCAGATGCGGCAGGACTTCGATAGGCCGACGCCCTACACGCTGAACAGCTTTTACGTTCGTGCGGCGTCGCCGGCGCGGCTTGTCGCCGAAGTGCTGCCGAAGACGGACAGCTTCAAAGGCTCTCCGGCCGACAAGTATCTCGGGCCAGAGATCTACGGCGGCGACCGCAAATTGAAGCGCCTCGAACTGCGGCTTCAGCGTGTTGGGCTGATGAAGCCAGGCCAATATGCGCTACCCGGCGAAGGCGCGGGCCTGGATGCCTACGGCAACATCAGCCGCGGCCAAGTGACCACGCTGCTGAGCGAGCTCGGCGCAATGCTCGACGTTACGACCCGCTCGATCAGCCAAGCGCGGTTGCGGCGCCTGAGCAAGGCAAACCTGTTAGTTGGTCGCGGGTTCGGCGTCAAGGGCCAGAAGGGCGGCTTTGGTCGGCGCATGCAAATCAACTCGCGCTACTTCGTCGCGAAGTCGAAGGTGAACGGCGAGCCGCTGGGCGTTTACGTGCTTCTGAGCAAAGGCAACGTGAAGCCGGTGCTGGTGTTCGTGCGCAAGCCCACCTATCAGGTCCGCCTGCAATGGGGCCAGGTCGCCGACCAGGTCGTCGCCAAGAGCTTTCCGCAGCGTTTCAACAAGGCCCTGGAAAGGGTGTTCTGGGACGGCCGATAGTTTCTCAGGAAACGCCCAGGCAAGGAGTAACGCAGTGCAACCGTGGCATCTAGTCGTGCAAGCGATCGCAGCGATGGTCCTGCACGAGTTCAGCCACGCCCTGCTGGCCCGTCGGCTCGGTGATCCCACGGCAACCGTGCGCGGACGCTTCACGCTGAATCCGCTGGCGCACTTCTCGTTCGCCGGCTGTTTGGTTTTCCCGATGGCGCTGCATCTCGCCGGGCTGCCGATGATCGGTTGGTGCAAGCCGATGCCGGTGGATCGCCGCTACTTCGCCAACCCGGTCGCCGGCATGGGCCTCGTCGCTTTCGCCGGCCCGGCTGCCAACTTCATCGCCGCGTGGGCGTGGCTGGCACTGCTGTCGGCAACAGGTGCGGAGTTCGCGCGCATCGGCGTCGCGGTGAACCTCGGCGTTGCCTTGCTGAATCTCTTGCCGTTGCCAGGCCTGGACGGTTGGCACATCTACCGCGCGCTGTGGCGCGCGCTTCATCCACTTCCAGGAGCCGCCGTCTGATGGCGATCGATTGCCCCACAGCGCTTTCTGAAGCGAATGACGCGCTGCATGCGCTGCTCACCGGCAGCAAGGAAGTCGAGGTGCAAGGAGTCGATCGTCGCGTTCGTTACGCGCAGGCGGACGAAAGCAAGCTACGCGCTTACATTGCCGAGCTCGAAGCGAAATGCGGCACCAGCGCCACCGATTGCGCGAAGCGTCGTCGGCCGATCGGGGTGCGTTTCTGATGGCTGGCATGCTGCAGCGCCTGGGCGCGCTCGTCGGCCTGGGCCGATCGATGGGAACCATCAAACCCGCGCATGCCGCGGCTGATCAGTTCAGTCGCGAGCTCGGCAGCTGGAACCCGGCGATTCGCACGCCGGATGCCGCGCTGTTGCCGGAGTGGAAGACGCTGGTCGCGCGCACCAATGACATGGTGCGAAACCACGGCATCGCCAGCGGCGCGGTGCAGACGCATCTCGACAACGTCATCGGCGCCGGGCTGCGGCCAATTCCGAAGCCCGACTACCGCACGCTCGGCATCGACGCCGAAGCAGCGCATGACTGGGCGCGCACGACCGGCGCGAAGTTCAGGAACTACGCAGAGGACCCGGACTGTTTCATCGACGCTGGTCGTCGCATGCAGTTCAACGGCATCCTGGCTCAAGGATTCCGCAGCTACCTGACCTGGACTGAAATCCTCTCGACGTCGGAATGGCTTCCGCGCGTCGGTGCGCGCTACGCAAGCGCGGTGCAGTCGCTGATCCCGGATCTGCTCTGCAACCCGATGGGCGAACCCGATTCCTGGCGGATGCGGGCCGGTGTCGAGATGGATAGCGCCACCAGCGCGCCGATCGCCTACCACCTGCGCCAGGCGCACGTGAGCGACGGCATCTTCTCGGGTGCGCCGTCGTACGTCTGGAAGCGCGTGCCGGCCTACACGCCATGGGGCCGTCGCAATGTTTTCCACGTGTTCGACGTGGAGGAGCCTGGCCAGACGCGCGGCCGACCTGGCTGCGTTGCGGTGCTCGCAAAACTGAAGATGCTCGACAAGTTCGAGACGGTGGCGATGCAGAACTCGATCATCAACGCGATGTACGCGGCGGTGATCGAGTCGTCGCTGGACCACTCGATCGTGGCCGAGGCGATTGGCGCGAGCGATAACAGCAGCCCGCTGATGACCTACCTCGGCGCGCAGGGCTCCTTCCACAAGGAGCACACGGTCAATTTCGATGGCGTGAAGATTCCGCATCTTCTCCCCGGGGAGAAGCTGAACTTGATGACGCCGCAGAACCAGGGCGCCGCATTCAACCAATTCGAGGAAGGCGTGCTGCGGCACATCGCCGCCGGATGGAACCTGAGTTACGAGCAGTTGAGCCGCGACTACTCGAAGACGAACTACAGCTCGGCGCGCGCTGCGATGCTCGAGGCGTGGAAGTTCTTCCTCGGTCGTCGCACGCTGATCGCGTCGCGCTATGCGTCGATGATCTACATCGCGTGGCTCGAGGAAGCGATCGACCTCGGCGACGTCGTGCTGCCGAAGGGTGCGCCCGGCTTCTACGAAGCCAAGTCTGCGTGGACGCGCTGCCTCTGGATTGGTGCTCCGCGCGGACACATCGATCCGCTCAAGGAAGGCGAGGCGGACGCGCTGCTCTACGACAAGAATGTGATGTCGCTCGAGGAGTGGGCAGCCTCGCGCGGGCTCGATTGGGAGGAAGTCCTCGAGCAGAAAGCGCGCGAGCTCGCGAAGTTCAAGGAGCTGAAGCTGCCGTTGCCGATTTCCGGCAACGCGCCGAAGGATCCCGGCGCGACGGCGCCGCAGAGCTATCCGAGCGATCCCCAGCCGGAGGAGAGAACCGCCCGTGCGGCCTGATCCCAAGCGCAGCATCAAGAAAGGCCAGCCAAGCGCTGGCCTTTCTGCTTACGGGCGCTATCCGATGGTCGCCTCGCGCATCTTCGCGACGCCATTGCTGATCGAGCGCAGCAAGCTGCAGACGATCCTGCAGGTGCTGTCCGGGCGAATGGGCTTCGGCCTCGTCGACGGCGTTCGTCCGCAGTCGTCGCTGATGTGGGACGACGACGATGGTCCGGATCCGCGCGAGATGCGCGCGCGGATGCTCGCCGCCCAATTCGGCGTCGACGTCGAGCCCCAGGCCGAAGGTCACGACCTGGTCGGCAACGTCGCTGTGATTCCCGTCATCGGCACGCTGGTGCAGCGCGGTGGCTACGTGGGCTATTCGGGCATGACGAGCTACGACTCGATCGTGCAGATGTACACGGCGGCGCTCAGCGACCAGCGCGCCGAGCGGATCCTGTGGGAGTTCGACACGCCAGGAGGCGAAGTCGCCGGCGCTTTCGATGCCGCTGACTTCATCTACCGCACGCGTGGCGAGAAGCCGTCGCTCGCGATCGCTTCCGAGCTCTCGGCGTCGGCCGGCTATTTGCTGGCCTCTGCGACTGAGAAGGTCGTCGTCGCGCGAACGAGCCTCGTCGGCTCGATCGGTGTCGTTACTGCGCATGTCGACTACAGCGAAGCGCTGAAGGAAGAGGGCATCGCGGTCACTTTCATCTATGCCGGTGACAAGAAAGTCGACGGCAATCCGTACGAGCCGCTGAAGGACAGCGCCCGCAAGGATCTGCAGGCCGAGATCGACGACGTCTACAACCTTTTCGTGTCGACGGTCGCGCGCAACCGCGGCATGTCGGAGGCGGACGTGCGCGCCACCAAGGCCGGAATGTTCCAGGGCCAGAAGGCGATTGACGCGGGCCTTGCGGATCGCGTCGGCAACTTCGCCGACGAACTCACGATTTCTGTTTCACCGCCGGGCGCCGGTTCGCGCCTATCACTCCAGACTCAGGAGAAACCAATGCCTGGAAAGAATGACACGGCGGCCGAGACGATCACCGCCGAGCAGCTGAACACCGCCAAGACCGAAGCGCACGCGGCCGGCAAGGCCGAGGGCGTGACCGAAGGCCGCGCGGCCGGCGTGAAGGCGGAGCGCGATCGCATCAAGGCGATCGTCACGCACGCGGACGCCGAAGGCCGCACCGAGCTCGCGCATCACCTCGCGTTCGAGACCGAGATGACGGCCGAAGCGGCCGTCGCGATGCTCGGCAAGACGCCGAAGGTCGAAGCAGGCAAGCCGGGCGCGCTCGCGGCTGCGATGGCCAAGCTCGGCTCGCCCGGCGCCACCAACCTCCCGGCCGACACGACGACCACCAGCGGCGCGCAGCAGCCGGTGATCGACGCGTCGTCCATCTTCGAGCGCCGCCGTCAGGCGGTTGGCGCGAAGTAACCCCCACCGCACCAACCTCCAGGAGCTTTCCATGTCTCTCACCGAGAAGAACCACACCGCCGAATTCCTGCTTGCGCCCGAGGATGAAGGCCACTTCGCGATCGACAACGTCGTGCTCGCGATCAGCCAGGACGTCCAGGCCGGCCAGGTGCTCGGCCAGATCAGCGTTCCGACGTACGACGCCGTCGCCGCCGCAGTCGCCGGCAACACCGGCACTGGCGCGCTCACGCTCGCCAATCCCAAGACCGGCGCTGGCGTGAAGGCCGGCGTCTACCGCGTCATCTGCATCGAGCCGGCAACCGACGACGGCACTTTCAACGTCGAGGATCCGGACGGCGTGGTGATCGGAGTCGCGAAAGTCGGCGTCGCCTTTACTGGCGTCGTGAAGTTCACGATCGCCGACGGCGGCACGGATTTCGCCGCGGGCGATTCGTTCACGATCACCGTGACGGCCACGGCCGGCGCCACCGACACGCAGTACAAGGCCCACGATCCGGCCGCATCCGATGGCTCGCAGGTCGCCTGCGCAATCGCCTACGCCGCAGCGACGACGGACGGCAGCAACACCAAGAAGATCGCGGCGGTCGTGCGCAACCAGGAGGTGATTGGCGATTGCCTCGTGTGGGCCACCGGCATCAGCGACAACAACAAGGCCGCGGGCATCGCCGCGCTCAAGACCCGCGGAATCATCGTCCGCTAAACCAACCCTGCAACCTCTCTCCATCCGGAGCTACACAATGAAACTGACGAAACTGTTCAATCCCGCGGGGCTGGTGCTGGCCGTGCTGTTCGCGGCCGCGGCCTGCGTCTTCTCCATCACCGAGCTCGCCGGTCATGCGCACCTCACGCTTGCCGGCGGCGCGCCGCTCGTGGCCCTGCTGGTGGGCAACGTGCTCGACGTGTTCAAGCAGGATCCGTTCACCGTGCTTTCGCTCACGGACAGCATCAACAAGATGCCGTTCGTACCGGGTCGCGCCGGTCAGGTGATCAACTGGAATGAACGCGGCGTTGCCACGCTGTCGGTCATGGTCGAGGAGATCGACGGCACGCTGAAGCTGATCAACCCGACTCCTCGCGGAGGTCCTGGAACCACCAGGCCGAAGAACAAGCGGACGGCGCGTACGCTGACGATTCCGCATTACGAAGTGAACGACACCGTGATGGCGGACGAGGTGCAGGGCGTGCGCGAGTTGGGCCAGGAGCAGCAGGTCAAGACCGTGCAGAGCGTCGTCAACCAGAAGATGCAGGAGCACGTGCAGCTGGGCCACGACCCGACGCTCGAATACCAGCGTATCGGCGCACTGAAAGGCATCATCCTCAACGCCGACGGCTCGACGCTGTACAACCTGTTCACGGAGTTCGGCGTCTCCGCGCCGACCGACGTGCAGTTCACCTTCAGCACGTCCTCGTCGGACGGCAGCATCCGCAAGAAGTGCGACCAGATCCTGCGGTCGATCGCGCGCGCTCTGGGCGGCCTGTCGTACACCGGCGTCCGCGCATTCGCCGGCGACAACTGGTGGGATCTGATCATCTCCTCCAAGGAGACGCGCGAGACGTTCCTCAACCAGCAGGAGGCCGCCCAGCTGCGCGAGGGCTCGGCCTTCGGCACCTTCCGCTACGGTGGCGTGGTGTTCGAGAACTATCGCGGCGGCGTCGGCGCGGATGGCAGCGCCAAGGGCCCGGAGAACGAGACCGGCCTGCCGTTCATCGACCCGGACGAAGTGCGGTTCTTCGCCGAGGGCGTGCCCGGCCTGTTCCGCACGGTCTACGCGCCGGCGGACTGGATCGAGACCGTGAACACGCTCGGCCTGCCGCGCT